AAACGTGGCGGCGATGCGTGAAAAGTTTGGGGCGAGAATATGCTGAGAGAATACCAACAACGCGCCATCACCCAGCTCTATGAATGGTTTGGCGAAAACGGCAATGGCAACCCATGCCTGGTGCTCCCAACCGGGTCAGGCAAGAGCCACATTGTTGCGGCACTGTGCAAGGATGCTTTGCAAAACTGGCCTGAAACGCGAGTGCTCATGCTGACGCACGTTAAAGAGCTGATTAGCCAGAACGCCGAAAAGATGCGCCAGCATTGGAAGGGCGCACCGATGGGCATCTATTCGGCCAGCCTGAACAGCCGTAACCTTGCCGAGCCGATTACCTTCGCAGGCATCCAGTCGGTGCGAAACAAAGCCGATCAGATTGGCTACGTTGACCTCATTATCGTAGACGAGTGCCACCTGATCGGCATCGCAGAAACAGGTGGTTACAGGATGCTGATTGACGCTCTGACAACAATCAATCCAATGCTGCGCGTGATTGGTTTGACTGCAACGCCGTACCGTCTGGGTCACGGCATGATTACCGACAAGCCAGCCATATTTGACGCCCTGATCGAGCCAGTCAGCATCGAGGAGTTGCTGCATAAGGGCTATTTGGCCCCGCTGCGCTCTAAGGTGACACGCGAAAAGCTGTCCGTTGACGGACTGCACAAGCGAGGCGGAGAGTACATCGAGTCAGAGATGCAAGAGGCATTTGACACCGAGGATCATAACCGCGCAGTGGTGGATGAGGTCATAGGCTTTGCCGAGGATCGCAAGTCATGGCTGTTCTTTTGCGCTGGGGTGAAACACGCCGAGAACGTAGCGGCAGTGCTGCGTGATCGCGGCATTGCAGCGCAGTGCGTCACCGGCATGACGCCCAAGAAAGAGCGCGAGACGATCCTGCGAGACTTCAAGGAAGGCAGACTTCGCGCCGTGACCAATGCCAATGTGCTGACCACCGGCTTTGACCACCCTGACATTGATCTCATTGCCATGCTACGCGCCACTGCATCGCCAGGCTTATATGTGCAGATGGCTGGCAGGGGTCTTCGCCCAAAGTCGCACACCGATCATTGCCTGGTGCTGGACTTTGCTGGAGTGGTTGAGGAGCACGGCCCCATCACTCGCGTCAGGCCACCGAGCAAGAAGGGCATGGAAGGAAAAGGCGAAGCGCCTGTAAAGGTGTGCGAGAGCTGCGGAGAGCTGGTGTACATATCTGCCACTGTTTGCCCAGCCTGCGGAGAGGCGTTTCCAGAGCCTTTTAAAAAGCCGCTGGTGCTGCGGGACGTGGACATCATGGGCATTGAGTCAACCGAGATGGCCGTCACAGACTGGAGATGGCGAGAGCACACCAGCAGGGTAAGCGGTAAGCAGATGATCGCTGTGGACTATTACGGGGCGCTGTCCGATCCTCTCATCACCGAGTTCTTTACCATCCTGCACGATGGCTACGCAGGACAGCGAGCAATGCAAACGCTGGCATCAATAGCCGCACAGTGTAATGCTCTGGATGCTGTCTGGTCGGATAACCTGGCCGAGATCGCTTCACGGCTGTCAGCAGGCAGGCTTCCCCAGATGATTGAGTACAAAAAAGATGGGAAGTATTTTCGGGTGACCAAGCGGATATTTTAAGGATTGATATGTATAAGACCCCCACCTTCGTTAGCGAATGGTACAACCGGCGACCGCCAAAGTGCTGCCATAGCTGCGAGAGTTTTTTGCTTCAAAGCGGAAGGTGCATCAAATTCGACCAGATCGTTCCCGAACAATTCGCACAGGAGATTGACCAATGCGCCGAGTGGCAAGAGTTAAGAATACCGTTTTGAAGTGCGCCGATGTAGCAGGCCGGGTGCCAACCGAGCATGAGGAGCAGCGCGAGCTGGTCGCATGGTTTCGCCGCCAGTATGAAGGGGTGCGTATCTTTGCCATCCCCAATGGCGGTTCACGCTCCCAGCGCGAAGGCGGGAGGCTGAAGCTGGAAGGAGTAAGTGCAGGAGTGCCTGACCTTTACATCCCAGCCTGGCACACATGGGTCGAGATGAAGCGGCAAAAGGGCGGCATCTTATCCGCAGAGCAGAAGGATTGGCGAGATTACCTCCAGAGCATTGGCGACACCTGGCTAGTTGCCAAGGGCTGCGAGGAGGCAAAAAGGCAGATCATAGAAAAAACAAAACAATAACTGCTGATCTATACAAAACATTATGTGTAAATTGTGTATACATATGGGCAGGGAGTGGTTATTGTACGCACATGCCAGCAATAAAGCGGGCGCCCAAGGAGCACAGCAAATGATTATCAAGTACACATCTTCAGTTAAAACCCCTGCCGGATGGCGTCCAGAGTTAATAACGGCGAGAGCCGAAGCAATAACTCCCAAGCGCCTAAGAGTTGTCGAGATCATTGACATAGGCGGCAACGGAGCTACCGGCTACGCCAGCCGCACTGGCGCAAAGCGCCAGCAGTACAATGTCGGCTACTTTGCCAGCCAACAGATTGGCGCAGTCAAGCTGACCAACTTTGTAAAAGTCGAGGAATCAGTATGAAAGACAAAAACATCCACATTCGCGTCACAGCGGATCAGCATGAAAAAATCATGCGCGAAGCCCGCAAGCTGGGCATGACCGTCAGCGCGTACATTCTCATGTTGGCAGGTGCAAAATGAGCGAACGCACAGCCTGTTTTGTTGTTTGCGCTTTAGCCGTTCTAATAGGCATATTGCTGGGAGCAGGACTATGAACCACGTCCAATCAAGCCGCGCAGTGTTTATCGAGCTTGCAAAGCGCGAAATGCTTTCTTGGCAGTCAGAATACCGTCGCGCTAAGGCAGAGCTTAATGTTTATACGAATCCTGTCTGCAAATCCGTCTCCTGGTGGATGTTTAACAAAACTCGGCACAATTACTTGCAAGCAATGGCAAGGCTCCGCGCCGCCCTGAAGGTGACAGCATGAGCATTGAGACGTTAAAGATTGAAGGTAACCTGGTTCATGTTGATTACGACAGCGAGCCAGACGAAGCGCCTAGTATGTATTCGCCGGGCTACCCCGGTGGATTGTGCGTCAATAAAGTGACGTTCAAGGATGGCAAGGACGCGCTGCCATTTATTATGGCAATAGACGACGAGACCGAGGAGCAGGCGCTTGCATGGATTGAGCGCCTTCTTGACCGCAAGCTGACACTCATGGCAGAAGATATGGCGGGAGACCCAACATGATAATCACCGAGATCAAACCGAAGTGGTACAGGCTTGACACCGACGGGTTGGTGTTCTTTGGCTACAGCCGCGAGCACGTTCGACATAAGCTTTATGTTTGGGTGCGGGAATACGATTTGCAGAGGATACGATGAATGAGTTGGCTCTTTTCGGCGGCGCTGGTGGAGGAATACTTGGGGGCAAGTTGCTCGGATGGCGAACAGTCTGTGCAGTTGAATGGGAACCATACCCAGCTTGCGTACTTGCCGCAAGACAAAATGACGGACTTCTCCCGACTTTCCCGATTTGGGATGACGTTCAGACCTTTGACGGAAAGCCGTGGCGAGGAATTGTTGACGTTGTTTCGGGCGGCTTTCCTTGCCAAGACATATCCAGTGCAGGAAGAGGCGCAGGAATCACCGGAGAGCGCAGTGGTATGTGGAAAGAGTTTGCCCGGATTATTGGCGAAGTACGACCCCGATTTGTGTTTGTGGAAAACAGCCCAATGCTCACTCTTCGAGGACTCGGAGTTGTCCTTGGAGACCTTTCCTCGATGGGGTTTGATGCGGAATGGGGCGTTATATCTGCGGGAGACTGCGGTGCTCCCATATTACGAGAAAGAATGTGGATCGTTGCCAGCTCCAGTAGCGACCGATTACAAGGGGTCAAGAACGGCAGAAGGTTTATCAAAGGCTGGAAGAAACGAAAGAAACAGTTTACGCGATTACTTACGGGCAAAGCTTGGATGGAAGATGCCATCTCCGGTGGGTTCGGAAGCCCTGATGCTGTGGCCGCTAGGGTGGACAGACTTAAAGCCATTGGCAATGGACAGGTTCCAATCGTGGCAGCAACAGCATTCAAAATACTGACGGGGGAGTAAGGCTCTAAGATGAAAGATTTTCTGAAATACGCAATCCGAGAAAAATACAGGCAGATGAAAAATGCCAATGGAAAAGAACTGCTTCAGTTGAGATTCGACACTGCAATAATGTGGCGCAGACTAAGGAGCACAAAATGAAATTCGACCAGGACTATACAATGCACTCAAAAGATTACTTTAGAAAGTTGTCGGAGACGGCAACGCACGCGAAGAAAGCAGACCCGGCGATACTTGCGGAGAAAGTAAGGAAGTTTCTTTCTACTCCCGGCAAAAAGATTACGGAAGTTGAGCGAGGTGCTTCTGGCATGACGCTCTCGCCAATGGGCATTTGCCGGAACGGCATAAAAGGGGCGCAGAAATGAAACTACTTACTGCCGCTGATATACTTCAAACAGCAGCGCAGCATATGCAGGAGCGTGCAGCAACATACGACCAGCCACAAGGTGAGCGCAGCATCAGCAAGACCGTTACTATGTTCAACATCTTGACAGGTGCCGGGTTGACGGACGAGCAGGGCTGGCTTTTTATGACCTGTCTGAAGATGGTCAGGGCACAGCAGGGTCGCTACCGAGCGGACAGTTATGAAGATGGTGCAGCTTACTTTGCACTGGCAGGCGAGAGCGCAGCGCAGGAGCGTGTGTGATGGCAGATAAATTCGCAACAGAAATTTTGATTTTTATTACACTGGCAATTGCTGTTGCTTGCATTATTCAGCTTTCTTCAAAGCTGGAAGACACCAAGACAGAGCTTGTGAGACTCTCCGAGTTTGACGCCCTGCTTGCTGAATGCAATGCACTGATTCCAGAAGATGCGTACTGTGAACTTATAGCGCGGCAGCGCAGGGAGAGTGGGAAATGAACAGAGAATTGATTGCAGCAGCACAGGCGCTTATTGATCATTGGGACAGGCCCCCGTGCAAAGAGACCAATGATACCGGCGCGTACATTGCGCGACTACGGAAAGCCCTATCGCAAGCGGAGCAGATCAGCAGGAGCGAGATTATCGACGTGCTGACGGCCACTGGGGGCCTGTCTGAAGGGGTCACGGCTGACGCTATACTTGCGGCAATGAGGAGCGAAAAATGAAATTTAAAAAACTAACGACTACTGCTATCACCCCTACGCGGGGCAGCCCCAACTCGGCAGGGCTAGACCTGTACGCCGACGCTGACGTGCTTGTATCGTCAGGCGCATCAGTGATGCTCGGGACTGGTATCGCAATTGAGATACCACGCGACCACGTAGGGCTTGTCTGCATTCGTTCCAGCGTTGGTAAAGCAGGTGTTGCACTGGCTAACTCCGTAGGGGTCATAGACTCTGACTACAGGGGCGAAATCAAGCTGTGTCTGACGTACACGGCAGGCAGCGGAGGGCACTACATCCGCAAAGGACAGGCTATCGCGCAGATTGTCATCATGCCGGTCCTGCCGGTGGAGCTTGTCGAGGTAGACGCACTGAGCACCACGGAGCGCGGCGCTGGTGGATTTGGAAGCACCGGCAAATGAGTAAACTGGCCCTACCCCCTGCCAGCTTAAAGGGGGCTTTATAGAGATAAAACCTATGAAAGAAGAAACGATAATAGCGATGAAGGCACTGATAGAAAGTATTAACGGTAAGACACCACCGGATATGGCGCTGAAGTTTTCGCAAGCAGTGCTAAATCTAGCACACGCGGAAGCAACGCTTGGGGGTTTGCGCAATTTGGAAAAGACCCAGAATGATGCCGACAACATAGACGACATACCGGTAATTGAATGCCAGCACGTAGGGTCTCAGTTTATTTTTTGGTGCGAGCACTGCGGAAATGACCATGTTCATGGGGAAGGGGAAGGGCATAGAGCTTCTCACTGCCCTGCGTATTCTCCAAGGGGGTATTTCTTGAAAAAAGCGGCGCGGCAGTTGAGTATCACGTAACGAGCACGAAACCCTCCGGCCCACCACAACAGTCGTAAGTGGGTGTGCAGTCACGGGGTCGGAGGTCTTATAAATACAGTGATATACTGGCAGCATACTCCTTGTGCTTGCGCTGCCGGTTTTCCCCTAGTTTCCCGGCCTATAGTTGCAAGCAAGCCCTGTTAGCAGGGCTTTTTTTTACGACAAGAATAAATCCCTCTCAGCAGCTCGTCGGCGGGTTAGTCCAGCAAGGATTTTCCCGCCACACTTGTTCCACTTCAGGAACTCATCTGCTGCTGCCTCAATCTCGCCGCGAGAGTACTTCATTCTTAGCGTGCTGGCTTGAAGGTTGCCTAGTCCCACGTTGAAACTAAAGCTGACAATTGCGTCAAACTGAGACTGGCTATCAGCAGCAGCAGGACATAGTCGAAGTACGCCAGCCTCATATCTCTCCAAATCCTTTTCAAGTATCGAATCAATCTCGTCAGCATCCCACACCCGATTGTGTTCTGGTTTAAGTGGATA